AGTTGCACGAATTAAAACATTAGGCTCATTATAAGGTTTATATTCATCCAAATATATAATAGGATCAGTAACATCTACCTCATCATAATATTTTTGTCCATATCTAGTTTCCAATATAGTATCATCAGCAAACATTAGATTTATTACTTGAGCACCTTCATTATCATTAATCTGATCTGAACGATTATTCATCCCACCAGAAAAATCTTTTAAGGAAAAATTTAATATGTTATTTGGAGGTGGTACTGATTTTTGCACGTAAGCCATATTTTACAGCACCTCCTCATCATTAACACCAATTAACCAATACTCTTTAAGATTAACATAATCTATACTACCATCATTACCAGTATCAACTGGAAGACCAGTTAAAGGATCAATTATTATTATATCACCATTCTCAATAGCTATTTTTAACTCTTCTAATTTTATCTCAAATTCATTCATAAATGTAGTTGCTTGAAAATGACGCTCATCTTGACCAAAACATCTACTAGTAGCATACACAGCAAGTAAATGTCTATACTCTTGAGGAATAAGTGTAGGTTCTTGTTCTTGAACTAACAAAGGTATCAATCCTTTAAACTCTGGAATTACCTGTTTAAATCTATTGATACCTTCATTTATGAAATCTATTATGTCTTGCTCTCTAAATATACTATTAGAAAAATCTCTTGTAAGACTTCTTACTCTTCTTATAATTTCTAAACGTTTCATCTATTCACCTCTATTCAAGAAGTTCTAATAAGTCTGCCTTTAAGGCTCTATCTTTATATTCTACATCTCTAGAATCTAATTCCTCTTTGATTTGTGCAATTGTCCAACCAGTATAATCAAATTCTTCTATTTCTACTTCTTCTATTTCTTCAGTTATAATTTTTTGTGTATCTTCAACATCAGTATCATCTTCTTCATCTGGTGTTAACAATTCAATTATCATATCTAACCTTATTGCTATACTATGCAAGTATCTTTCTTCAGCATTTAAAGGTTGTTCTAATATATTCATACTTTTCCTCCTTATATAAAAAGAAGGGAAGGGTTTCCACCCCACCCTTAATTAGTGTTTGTCTATGCTATACCTTTACTACCTACCATACCTCTCCAATCTGAAACTCCAAAACTATATCTCATGTAACCTCTATACTTAGCAACAAAGTTATCAAACTCTTCTGCCCACTTAAACTCTGGTTTAGTTCTCCAGAAGAAATTAAGTTCATGAGTTGAACCATCTTGTAAGAACCAAGCAGTATCACTACCACCAGCAGCAGCACTTAAATAATCAAGAACTACAACTTCAATACCATAAGAGTTAAGGAATGTGTTAGTATCATTTAATTCTCCACCAGCAATTTGTGTAGACTTTAACAGTCTAATTGCAGTATCTTCTAATGCTGGAGGTATAATCAATTTATTAGCTTTCATTTGAATCAAGTTACCAGCTTCATCTAATGTTTCTTTCATCATTGCAATTGCCAATTTAAGATTAACATCATTAAGAACTCCAGTTGCTAAGTTAGTACCTACAGACGCAGAATCAAGTAATGGATGTGCAGCACTAAACAATGCTCCACCATCATAAATTGTGTTATCTGGAGTACCAGGTACAGTTTCAACAAAAGTATTGTTTAACAATGAAAGTGCATCCTTCTCAACTTTTGCTCTACCACTTCTNGCCAAAGCTTTAGGTAGTTTTTCCATTTCTCTGTANTGNTCATCATCATACATTTCTCTTGTAACCATAAANCCTTNAGTAAATGCTNNATGAGTNTANGTTCTNTCTAGACCAGGAGATAACTTAGCATATGCAACTTCATCAAATTGTCCATTTCTTATTTCCCAATCTCCAAATGCTCCCATTCCCCAATCATGCTCTTGTGGTTTTGTAGATGTATTCATATTATAAATCTTAGGGAATTGCTCTGGTAGTTCATCATATGTTTCAAAAAATATCTTTCTTAATCCTGGCTCAAGTAACTTACCAAAATTAACTCCATCTTCCATATCAGCAACAGTATAATTGAATGTATTACCAGCTACAGGTTGTACTGGAACAGCAAATCTCTGTAATCCTAACCATATTTTATTAGTCATAATCTTTCACCTCATAGTTTTATTTTATTTCCCTCCACTTAACATAGTCTTCAACACTCATTCCCATACCCTTAGCAACTTTAACTTCTTGCGGAGATAAAGTTGGTGCATCTTTTGATTCAACAGGGTTGGATGCAGTATCGTTAATTATAGACTTAGTGGATTCTCCTTCTTTCTTCATCTCTTCTAACAATTCTGTACGTATTTGTTTTTTCATTTCCTCTATACTTTGCGAAGGTGATTTCTTGCTTTTTAGTAACAAGTAAGCATCTTCTAAATCAACAATCTTTTTCTCTTTGGCAACATCAAGGACTTCTCTAATTTCAAAATCATCATATTTACCTTGAAGAGTTTCAATCTCTTTTTGTAACATCATGTCATACATCTTATTCTCTAACTCAATAACTTTAGATTGAGTAGGATCAAGTTGAGTAGGAACGTCAGTTTCTTTTTGTAAATCTTTTACAACATCTGGATTAGCTTTAAGATATTCATAAAAATTAATTGCTTCTTCAGATTCCTTTTTTTGCCTAGCTACATCTTGTGTTTTTTTAGTATAGTCTGATTGTCTAAGATAACCATTCTTCAGTTCTTCAATATCTAATTCTACACCATCAATGACTACTGTTGTTGGTTTAGGCTCTTCTACTTTAGTTTCCTCTACCTCAACTGGTTTAGTTTCCTCTACCTCAACTGGTTTAGTTTCCTCTACGGTTGGCTCAACAACTTCTTCAACTTTAGGTTGAGATTGTTGTTCCTTCATTGCTCTGTACTCATCAATATTCATTTGTCATTTCCTCCTTAGAATCCCTTTCGGGTTGTTCTATCTATTTAAGCATATCCATAATATCTGGATTACTTTCCATTAACACTGCTAATTCATCATCACTCATACTTTCTATACCACCAAGCATTTCGTCTGGCATACCAGTATCTGTTTGCTCTGCCATATCAGAAGTTGGAGCATAAGCTTTTTCAGCTTCCATATAACCTTTATTGAAGAAGTCATCCTGCATTTTAGTATCGACTTTTTTCTTCTCTTCTTCTTCAACCATAATATCATATTCTTCTTGCAATTGCAAAATCTTACCATTAATTTCTTCAACTGCTCCAGTCAACTCTTCAATAATCTTAAACTGCTCTTCATCAGCTGCGTTACCTTCTTCTGAAATTTGTTGTAAACCTTGTTGCATTTCTTGTAATGCTTGTCCCATTTCTTCAATGGATTGTGTAATTTGAGTAAGACTACTTTGGTTATCCGACATACGCTCCATTAAACTTGATTTGATTTCTTCTGGAAGGTATTGAACAACAGCTTCTCTATCTACTAACATCTGACCATCTGGCATTTGTGTTTGTGCAAGTCTTATCATTAAGTCTAGCATAGCACCACGATTAACAGGCATTGTACTACCAGCAGTAATTCTTACATCATAGTCATAATCCAATACTTGTTTAGTAAACCTCTTTAAATCATAACTACCATCAGTCTTACTAATTCTCAACCATCTATCGTCTTTCCAATATTGTTTCATTCTACTAACCCACAATTCAGCCATCTCTGCAAGACCAGCTTCAAGTAGTTTAACCTTCAATCTGATTCGAACTTGTCCAGCTTCTTGAAGTGCAAGAATACCTTGAGCAGTATATACACCACTACTATTTTCACCACGTACTGTGTTGTGTATACCACTAACCATCTCTATATCACTCTTAATAGTTTCAACTGTATTAGAAACATACATAGGCATCGAAGGTGGTTGCGGTCTTTCTACTATACTACCTGGGTTCTTACGTATGATTAATCCAGGTCTAGCAGTAAGAGCACCTTTAGGTATACCACTATTCTTATCTATTACCCAAGGCATATTAGCAGTCGCTTTAGCGTTATCAATAATAGCGTTATTTAACTGGTTCATATACTTTTGTGGAGAAATAAGTTGTGCAACCTCACCCTCACCCCAAAATTTACCTGGAACATCATAATCTCGAATCATAACAAATGGAAATTTACCATCTTTGTATGGATTCTCTTTATCACTTAATACTAATCCTAAATCTGGACATATAGTAAGAACTCTTCCATTAGGATATTTAGGTTTAATACTCTTCTCTTTACCATTAGTATATTCTTCTGTTTCAAAATCTTTAGTATGAACTTCCAAAACTAAAACTTGATTATCAACATTAGCATTTTTATCATTCTCGTAAACTAATTCACTATGCTTAACTCCTCCACCAAATAACTTATCTTTCTTATCTGGAAACAGACGCTTTAATAACTCAACATTAGTATACTTAGCATAGATTAAATGCTCAAGATTATCCATATTAGTCGCCAAAGGATCAGGAAATAAGTTAAATGGATTAACTGCAACAGCAGAAACATTCTTCTTATCACTATCATATGGTATGAAAAATATAGAAGTACCAATTACCAACGTATTAATTAATTCCCTATATATCTTTGCATTAACCTTTTCTCTGTCCCACTCATAACTCAATGCTTCTTGTAAATCATTTGAAAGTGGCATACCTTCTGGTTGTCTAGGCATTGCTTGAAACTTAGGATCATTATCCAACATAATCGGTCTAACTGTTTCTACAACAGAAAATATATAATTACTAACCATATCAGAACGATACTCTGGTAAAGATTCATTCTTGAAATAATCACCATTATACGCATCAAAATATGTTTGCCACTTTTTAGTATAATCAGCCTTATGAACTATAGCATTAAGGAACTTACGATTCCATATACTAGAAAGTGTTGTTTCGTCAACTACACTATCTTTGTTTTTATCCACACATACACCCCCATTACATTGAACACTCTTCCTCTTCGCTACCCTCAAACAAATCATCGACAATATCAGCTGGTATCGTATTACGTTGGTCTATAGGTATTTCTGGTACATAATTAGAACCAACATCCTCTAACATAAGCTGTAACATTATAGCCATCGCCATAACAGTATCATCATGACAACCTTGTTGAGCATTAGTACTACCATTATCCTCTATAACATACGTAAAACACTCACCAATTATCTTATCAGAAAATATACCTAAGTACATTTCTCGGATAAACTCTTGAAGCTTATCAATCATAAATGGTTTAGTTGCTATTGTAGTAGACCAACCTAATTTTTGTGTTAGCTTATCTGCTATTCTATCAAATTGCTTAGAGAAATACAAATTCCAATACTCTTCACGTTTTATAATAGAAAGTGTAGCTAATCCATGATTGTTATTCTCTACACCAAGGTAAGCATCATTGTAGTATTTAGCCAACTTAATTAACTCTAAACCATATAAATCTGGATCAATATGACCATGCCACATACCCACCACATCAAAAGTAGCATTATTACCAACAACAGCACAACTATAGTCACCATCTACTAATCCTTCAGCAACGTCAGCACCTACAGAATAATGTTGACCTTGTTCTGGCTTCTGCCATATAGAAATATAACCATCTTTATCTTCAATAAAGCCTACACTACCATTTTCTAAATCTTTTAAATACCCACGAGTAGGTTCTTTAGTAATTGTCTGATATTTACGTAATGCAGTAACACTAAATTTAGGTCTACCAGATGCTATAAAGGCTTCTTCTGGTGTAGCTGGGTATTCTTGCATAAATAATATCTCATCACCTTGACATTTATTAGCAATAGTATGTTTTCTCCAAAACATCTGTTCCCAGGTCAGCTCAAACTTGAGCATAAGTTCATATTCGTAAGTTCTTGTAGTAACACCCTTATTATCCGTTAAAACAGTATTTATTTCCTCAATAAATTGCTCTTTTTGTGCTAAAGTACGAAAATTACGCTTATAGCCAGGATCAATAAACCAAGGTAAAAATATTGGTATAAAATCATTCTCTCCATTTACTGCTTTATTCCACATTTCATGAAAATAACCACCAACACCATTTGCAGTAGACTCTAATACTACTAAAGTATTCATTTCATCTGGAATACCTTGTAATAACCCCAACATTGTCTTCTTAGGATCAGGGAAAAAGGCTACTTCTGATGCGTGTAGATTATGTGGAGTTGCTGACCTACCTACCTCTCCAGCTCCAGCAGTTGCAATAGTAATTTTAGACCTTAATCCAGAATTAAGTTGTTTCTTATCTTCATCATTCTCT